ATCATTCCCGCTTCCGAGAGTCTGCCTCTCTTGATTTAAGCCATCCACCTTGGTAATATATACATACTGGATGGTGAGTAGTTTTCCTCCCTAAGTTTTCATTCCCTACTTGCCATCCAGTTAACTCAGTTAACTCATTTGAATAAGGACTTACCAAAATGCAACAATTACAGCCAAAGATTCGCAAGGCGGATATCAACAAGCCGCCGTTTACCATGTACCCAAACGCACGGCGTACAGTCGAAGACTGCACCACTGGCGTTCTGAAGGTATCACGCAACAAGAAGATATCCAAAGATAAGATTCCCATGATTCGCAAGGGCGAGTTCAAGGGCTACGTTATCTTTACCCTGACTCTAGAGGAACGCGCCACTTGCCCTCGCGAGTGTTTCCATTGGGACAACTGCTACGGCAACAACATGATGTTTGCTCACCGCTTCCCTGCTGGCAAGGCTCTTGAGGATGCCATAGAACGCGAGATTGCCGAGCATTGCGCCATATACAAGGGCGTCATCGTGCGCCTCCACGTTCTGGGTGACTTCTATTCTGTTGATTATGTCCAGCATTGGCAGTCCCTGTTGTCTCGCCATGCGAACCTTGCAGTCTGGGGCTTTACTGGATGCCCACCAAATACTGATATTGGCCTAGCTATTCGTGCGGTTCGCGGTGGTTTTGGCTCTCGTTTTTCCGTTCGGTTCAGCAATGCAACTGATGAAGTTTTCTCCGCTAACTCAACCGAGGTAGCCGAAGAAGAAAGCGGCAAGTCTGCCGTATGTCCTGAACAAACTGGCAAGGCTGAGTCGTGCGCCACTTGCACGTTCTGCTGGTCTGCACAGACCCGCCAAGTTTTGTTCCTTACCCACTAAACCAGTTAACTCAGTTAACTCATTGGAGACTATTATCATGTTAGAAAAACTCTTGACCATTGCGTCTATTATCCTTGGCACTGCCCTCGTTTTGTATTGTCTTGATTGCTTTTACTCAGGCTATGTCGGGCTTGCTCATGGCCTGATACTCATGGTGGCTACCTTTCTGCTTCAAACAGGTATCCGCTCAATCATTCATTCTGGCTCTAGGAGGCTCGTGTAATGTTGGCGATTACGAGAACATCTGCAATGTCTGGCACTACGCGCACAATGCTATTGCCTGTGACCACCAAGCAACTGCAAGCATACTATGACCACAATGTAATGCTTCAGAATGCTTTCCCTGATTGCTCACCAGACCAGCGCGAGTTCATCAAAACTGGCATCACTGGTAAAGAGTGGGAAGACGGTTTTTCAGAGGGGGCAGACCAATGAACCTATTCTATCTTGAAACATCACCACGGGGGGCGGCTCACGCCCTCTGTGACAAGCACATACCCAAAATGACGCTGGAGACTGCACAGATGCTATCGACAGCCGCTTGGTGTGTCCTATCACTACCGAACGATTCCGTGCTTCCGTATGTCTACAAGTCTGCATATGTGAACCATCCGAGTACCGCATGGGTACGGAGTGGTGTGAGTCAATACGTCTGGGCTTACAGTTTGTTTCAGCACCTGTGTTCTGAGTTTGAGTTCCGCTTTGGCAAGCCTCACGCTTCCAGCCGCCTTATTCATTCTCTGGGTCACTTTGACGTACTCACTGCATTGCCGAATACCGTATTCGATGCGCCGCCTCAGTGTATGCCAGAACAGTATCAGCAGATTGATACGCTACAGGCGTACCGCAACTATTACATGGGCGAGAAGATGGGTTTTGCTAAATGGGAACGTGGGCGCGATTGCCCAGATTGGATATACAATGAGTATGCCCATGCCGCATAAAGTTAACTCAGTTAACCCAACGGAGCGTTATACCTGTACGCTTTCTCGTACACAATTGGATGCGCTCCGTTCTCTCGCTCGTCAAAAGACAAAAGAGCAAGGTAAGCAAGTGACCGTTGCTGACTTAGTTCGCTCTGCAATTCATCGGTCATATGGGGGTCATTACATTGACTACTAAATCAGAAAAATTTTGGGAATGGATAAGTGAATGTCCTGATGGTGTGTATGCACATCACGACTTTACTGACGATGAGGCTAAACAAAAGGTACACGTTTTTGGATTCGCAGTACCAAAGGAGAATGATGATGCTACAGAATAATGCTGAATGGCGTAACTTCATCATTCCTATTGAAGAAGGTAGCTGGCTATCCATAGGTCAGTGGTGGGATGAAGAAACTGCTACTATTTATGGCTCTGAGGTTGCCCTCTTTCAGTCTGATAAGATTGTGGGAGAGCCTGTGCGATTTAAATACGCAGACTACTTCCAGCAATTAATTAACCAAGTTCTGTCGGGTGACTACACACCTTTCACAAGACAGTTTCTTGTAGAGTTAGAGTTACCATTTGAGAATGACAACCAGTCTGCCTAACTTGACTGATGCCATCCACTTTGGTAGGTTATACAGATAGACAACAGCCGCTGGGGGCTTGTTGCGGTGGTTGAAATAGCACTGGCTTGAGGGCTGGATAGCGGATTCACACAGGAACTCAGCTTACCTATGAAGGGCTACGAGGGTGCGCCAGAGATTAGGGACAGACAAAGCACCCTCACTTAACTCAGTTAACTCATCGGAGACTAATAATATGAACTACTCTATAGCATTTAAAATGCCTGAAGAAACAGGTCACTTTCAATCACCTATGTTGCCAACAGTACGCCCACAAAGAGGTACTGGTCGCGGCTCTCAATACTCAAAGGCTGAACAGAAGCGCATCGTTGAACACTTACTTGTTCACGCTATCCGCGCTGAAGAGTTAGCCGAACACTTCAATATGTCACTTGCTTCTGTCTACAACTGGAAGCGTGACTACCTGATGGGTATGTATGCTGACGAGGTGATTTATAATCACACTATCGCTTTCCGCCGCTCGTAATGGGTTGGGGATATTTTCTAGCTGGGGTGTGGGGCTACGGCCTCATCCTCTTTTGTATCTGGGTTTGGATACATCTTTTCACCGTTTTAGAGGTAATATGATGACTACGAATGAAATCAAAAAAGGTATGCGTTTCAAGCTGGCAAACGGCTGGTGGGCTACCATGATGGATAACAAGCGGGGTAACATCCGCATGGCAGAGGTTGAGGGCCTATACACAGAGATTGGCTCTGTATATGCTCACGACATCATATCCTGTGAACACGATGGGGTTCTACACACCATTGGCCTCACAGACCAGCAGAAGGCACACGCTAACACGGTGCAAGAGCTTGGTTTATAATAAAACGTCACGTTACGGGTCACTCAATTTTGGGTGGCCCTAACCCTATCTAATTAGGAGAGTTCCTCTATGTGGGATTACTGGTTCTTTACACTAGGTAGTAAGGAAATTTATATTGACATCAAGACTTGCAGACCTTTGTCTATTGTCATACATCGTGACAACTCTAACAGGAGTGTATCAATCTGGCTTGGATGGATATACATACTAATCACCAACACAAGCTAGTCATGGATAACTGACTTAAAACCTACCAACTTGGGGAATGACTTATGTCTAAGGAAATAAACAGACTACTAACTGCACTAGAGCAGTTTCGTTCCATAAATCCGAATATGCCTGTCCAACAGGTACAAACATTTTTGTATGTTTGCAACCATGAGAATGACCCAGAAGGTTGTAACGTAAAAGATTTGGCAGTTGCCCTTGATTACTCATTGGCATCTGCTTCTAGAAACATTGCCGCTTTCAGCGAGTTAACCAGACATAAGAGGGCTGGCCCTGCTTTGCTAGAGGCAACTGAAAACTTTTTTAACCGCGCACATAAAAACATATCTTTAACAGCTAAAGGCCGCAGATTGCGGCAGACACTTGAGGAGTTAGTACAAACATGACGGTATCGCAAAGAGGTAAAGGCTGGCAAGCATATGTCCAGCATGAAGGTAAGCGTTACAGACGCACGTTTTCTACACACGCAGAGGCTTCTCAATGGGAAGTGTTGGCTAGGAATAGCCTTATACTTGGTAAGCCACTTCCTGAGTTAACTGAGTTAACCTCTGGCGTGGGTAGTGGGTGGACGTTAGGCCAAGCGGCAGAACGTACTTTTCGGATGCGGTGGAAGGAAAGCCGCTCCGAGAAGACCCACCTAATTAATATGAATAAAAACCTTGATTACTTTGGGGACAAGTGTCCCCTGAGTAACATCACTACCGAAGCTATTGATGACTACATCTTGCACCTGAAGGACAAGCGTCTTTCAGGGGCTACTATTAATCGTGTCCTGATGAACCTTTCTCGCATACTCCGTACTGCAAGAGAGTACGGTAAGATGGACACGCATCCCGTTATCCACAGACAGCAAGAGGGCGAACACCGTCTGCGCTGGCTGACGGATAACGAGACTGATAGGATGATAGTAGCCGCCCAAGAGTTTGGGTACTTGACGTTGCGAGATGCCATCATAGTTGCTGTAGACACTGGGGTAAGACGCGGTGAACTACAGCGTATAAAGAAACGTGACATCACGAAGCAAGGGCTGGGCGTTTGGGAGTCAAAGAATATGACGGGTAGGATTATTCCTCTGACCAAACGTGCAAGAGGTGTACTGGATATGCGTGATGGAGACTTCCTGTTTCCACAAAACGAGTTCATTCGTTCTGCGTTTGACCGCATCAAATTACACTGTGACTTGGGTACTGATGTTGTTTGGCATACACTGCGCCATACTTTTGCCTCTAGATTGGTACAAAAGAACGTACCAATACAGGTTGTGCAGAAGCTGATGGGTCATAAAACTATACAGATAACCATGCGGTATGCTAAAATTCACGATGACAACTTGATATCTGCAATAAGTGCAATAGATAATGTGTCAACTGCGTAATTTTGTGGCGTGGTTGGTGGCGTACAGAGGCGCGAGTGGCGGAATAGGTAGACGCAACGGGCTTAAAACCCGTTATCTTTCAATGGTGTAGGGGTTCGAGTCCCCTCTCGCGCACCACTTAAAATGTACCGCCATTGACTTCCACTCTGGTAAGTGTTAAAAGACAAACACTTAGCCACCAATCATTACACAATTACACTAGCGTAAGACTTGTTCCGTCACGCCACACATCTTCGTGGCGCGGTGGTGCAATTAATGGACATTATAGCCCTCGCTGGGTCAAACCTTTAGGAGTACCTATGACACCTCTCTTAGAAACACAGAGAAAACTAGAAGCCGATATGCAAACCAAGGGTATTGAGTATTACCGCTCTGAGGTTCGCAAGGCACAAGAACAGAATAATGAATCTACTACCATGTATGGTATCCTCGCTATGAAGCGCAGTGTGGATTCCGTAACGACTGCTGTTGAGACTTTCCTTGATGAGGCATTCACAGGCCGTGCTGGTAGACTGTCTTCTGCTGGACACTTATTGTCCCTTATTGAACCAGAGGTAGCCGCATACCTTTCTCTGAAGTCAGCTATTGATGGTGTAAGCAAGAACCAGACACTTACGAAGTGTGCTATGGCTATTGCTGGTATGCTGGAAGACCAGTTCAAGTTCACAATCTTTGAGGAAAAAGAACCCCACTGGTTTCGCCGCATCAAAGAGGATGTCAACAAGCGTACCAGCAATAGGTATTTCCGCCGCTATGCCATCATCCATACCATGAATAAGAAAGCCCTCATTGACCATGAGCCGTGGAGTAAGCAAGAGAAGATGCACCTTGGGTGTAAGCTTATCGACTTAATCATTCAGGCTACTGGCCTCTTTGAGTTAACTACGCATACCTTTGGTCGTACCAAACGTGTTCTGTATCTCGCACCTACTGAGAAGACGCTGAACTGGATTGAGTCCATCAACTCTCAGGGTGAGGTCATTACGCCCCGCTATATGCCCTGCGTGATACCGCCGCGTGATTGGCATAGTCCATTCGGTGGTGGCTACCATACGCGCCACATACGCCCCCTTCCGCTAGTGAAGACGGTTAACCGTAGGTACTTGGAAGAGATTGAGCATCACGATATGCCAGAAGAGTACAAGGCGATTAACGCACTTCAGAAGACTAGGTGGGCAGTTAACAAACCTGTTCTGGATGTGATGAAGAACTGTTGGGACTCTGGTGACAGTTGGGCGGGTTTACCCCAAAGAGATAAACTATCTCTGCCACCATCACCCTTCCCTAATATGAAAAAGGAAGATATGTCTGAGAGCCAGCAACTACGCTTCCGCGAGTGGAAACACGCGGCATCTCGCGTTCATCAGGCCAACGCACGTTTGAATAGCAAGCGGCTACAGCTAGTACGCACAGTAGCTATGGCTCAGAAGTTCTCAGAGTTCGATGAGTTCTACTTTGTGTGGCAGAATGATTTTCGTGGACGCAAGTATGTAGTGAGTAGTTTTCTGACCCCGCAAGGGCCAGACTATTCCAAAGCGTTACTGACGTTTGCCAACGGCGTACCCCTAACTGAAGAAGGGGAGTACTGGCTGGCTGTGCATGGTGCTAACTGCTTCGGTGAGGATAAGGTATCCTTCGATGACCGCAGGGCATGGGTAGAAGAGAACCAGAATAACATTATTGATGTTGCTACTGACCCTTATGAGAACAAGTGGTGGACTAAAGCGGATGACCCGTGGATGTTTCTCGCGTTCTGCTTTGAGTGGGCTTCGACAGAGATTGGTGACCTGACGCACCTTCCCGTTAGTCTGGATGGGTCTAACAACGGCCTACAGCATCTGAGTGCTATCCAGCGTGACTACCGTGGTGGTGAAAGTACTAACCTAGTTCCGCATGAGACACCTCGTGATATTTATCAAGATGTTGCTGATGCTGTTATCGAAGTACTAGAGAGCCGTAAGGCGCACGATATGATGGCACAGCAATGGCTGGAGTTTGGTGTCTCTCGCAAGACAACCAAGCGGCCTGTTATGGTAGTGCCATACGGTGGGCGGATTTATTCTACCCGTCAGTATATTGAGAACTACATTGTAGACATGATTGAGGGCGGTCATTCCAGCCCTTGGGGGCATGACCTGTTTGAGCCATCACACTACCTAGCTGATATTGTCTGGGAGTGTATCTCAAGAGTGATTACCTCTGCCCGTACTGTGATGGATTGGTTACAGGATATCTCAAGCAAAGTATCTGCTGAGAACCTTCCAGTGATTTGGGAAACACCTACTAACTTCCTAGTTCACCAGATGTATCCTGAAACTCGGTCACGCCGTATCACTACGCATATCGACAATAGTCTGATAAAGCCACAGGTTCGTGAACAGAACTTTGGTAAGTCTGACCGCCGCCGTGCAGTGAATGGTGCATCACCTAACTTTATCCACTCTCTGGATTCAGCGGCTATGACCTTGACTATTAATAGGTGCGCTGATGAGGGCGTTACTGACTTCGCAATGGTGCATGACTCTTACGGTGTTCATGCTTCCAACGTACCTAGTCTGTACCGATTGACGAGGAGTGCTTTCGTGGATATGTACTTGGGCAATGATGTTCTAAAAGACTTCGCAAATTTCGCATTAGAAGTTCTGGATACAGTACCTGTACCGCCAGAAAAAGGTGACTTGGATTTATCTAAGGTAACCGATAGTAAGTACTTCTTTGCTTAATGTATTACACTTTGGTAACAGGTACATTTATGGACACTATAGCATGACTATTTCAAACACCGAAACGCTCATTGCGTTTTACAAGATTCTGGTTCTGCGGGATATCGCTATCCCAATGGACTTGATTGCCAAGCTTCTTGAAGCTGGCGTTGATGTCTCCGCCATTGCGCGGAGTTAACTAAGTTAACCTATTAGGAGACAAGTATGGGTTTTCCAACCACTGCTAAAGGTAAAGCCTTTTGGACTTATGCCTTTACCCCCGATACCAAGTTTGATGCGGATGGTAAGTATCACACCAAGTTTCGTATCGGCGGTCAGGAAGCTATCGACTTAGCTAAACAAGTTGATGACTTGCTTGACCAATCTCTTGCGGAAGCAACAGAGAATAGTCCTCAGAAGAAGATTAAGAAGAACAATACCGTCTACACTGAGGTTCTTGATGACAACGGTACGCCTACTGGTGAACTTGAGTTTCAGTTCAAGCAGAACGCTGTAATCACCAAGAAAGATAAGTCCACCATGAATATGCGGGTGGCTGTATTTGATGCCAAAGGCAAGCCTATTACTGAGCCTGTCGAGATTGGTAACGGCTCTACAGTCAAGGTTGCATATGACCCATTCAAGTGGGTGACCCCTACTCTTGGGGCGGGTGTGACACTACGGTTCAAGGGACTACAGATTATTGACCTTGTATCCCGTGGCGGGTCTAACGCTGACGGCTTCGGCTTCGGAGAAGAAGACGGGTATTCGCACGATAACAATAATAATAATAGCGATGATAATAATGAGTTCTTCCAAGAAGCGTCTGACCAAGACGAAGACTTTTAGGTCTAAGTTTGAGCAAACAGTTGCCCAAGATTTAGATAAGAAAAAGGTAGACTACGAGTACGAGGCACACCGCTTACCGTATGTAGTAGAACGAAACTACCTTCCAGATTTCAGGTTACCATCTGGGGTGTTTGTAGAAGCTAAAGGCTACTTCAAATCTGCTGACCAACGAAAGCATAAGCTTCTGAAGGAACAGAGTCCTCACCTTGAGGTTCGCTTTGTCTTTCAGAACGCTAGTGGTCGTGTTCAAGGAAGCAAGCTGAGTTGCGCTGAATGGTGTGACAAGCACGGCTTTCTGTATGCAGAGAGCGTTGTACCAAAGGAGTGGCTATGAGCAAACGCACAGAGACTGACTTTATTGTCATACATTGTTCAGCAACCAAGGCTTCCATGAATACGGATGCCAAGGAGATTGACCGATGGCACAGACAAAAGGGTTGGCGAAAAATCGGATACCATTGGGTCATCAGACGCGATGGGGTCGTTGAAGAAGGTCGAGAACTAGATGAAGTAGGCGCACACGCTAGGGGTTATAACTCCAAGAGCATTGGCATCTGCATGGTTGGCGGCATTGATGACAACGGCGAACCTGAAAATAACTACACTGACGAGCAATGGGAATCATTGGAACAGTTAGTGAACCAGATGAAGCTACCGTATCCCGATGCGGAAGTTCTGGGTCACTGTGACCTTCCTGATGTTGCCAAAGCTTGTCCGTGCTTTGATGTGAGGGAATGGTGGACAGCAACGAAAGCAATTTCGTAACCCACACACCTTGTCCAGCCTGTCCATCGTCTGACGGTTTTGCACTGTATGATGATGGACATGGTTGGTGCTTTGTTTGTGGTTACTACGAAGGAACATCTGATGAGATAAGGAGTAAGCCCAAAGTGAACCATGATTTAATTCAAGATGGTGAAGCGAAGACCCTTGGTAAGCGAAAGATTACTCTGGAGACAACCAAGCGATGGGGATACCAAGTTGGCAAGTTCAAAGGTAAACCTGTACAGATAGCAAACTATAAGGACAACAGTGGTAACACCGTTGCCCAGAAGATACGTTTTCCTAACAAAGATTTCCTATTCATTGGGGATACCAAGTCTGCTGGCCTGTATGGTCAGTGGTTATGGGGAGATGGCGGCAAGAGAGTGGTAGTGACCGAAGGCGAGGTCGATGCACTTTCTGTATCACAAGTTATTGGCAAGACATGGCCTGTAGTATCCATTGGCACGGGTAGTAAGGGTGCAAAGAAAGCCATACAGAAAGAACTTGAGTGGCTCTGCAAATTTGAAAACGTAATATTGATGTTTGACAACGATGAGGCTGGTAGGACTGCGGCAAAAGAATGTGCGGCTATTCTCCCTGCTGGTAAGGCTAAGATAGCCTCACTGCCTCTGAAGGATGCCAACGAGATGTTGGTAGCTGGTCAAACAAAAGAACTGAGTACCGCAATGTTTGAGGCTAAATCATATCGGCCTGATGGCATTGTGAATGGTAGTGAACTCTGGGATGTCGTTACAAAAGAAGATGACACCCAATCATTTGAATACCCCTACGCTGGTCTTAATTCCAAGACTTTAGGTATCCGCAAGGGGGAGATTGTAACTGTGACCGCTGGTAGCGGCATAGGGAAAAGCCAACTCTGTAGAGAGTTTGCCCACTTCCTGTTACAGCAAGGCGAAAGCGTAGGCTACATAGCCCTAGAGGAGTCTGTAAAGCGTACCTCTCTGGGTTTGATGTCTCTTGCTATTAACAAGCCACTGCACCTCGGCAATACAGAGGTAAGCAGTGAGGAGTTAAAGGAAGCCTTTGATGCAACTCTGGGTACTGGTCGTGTCTATATGTATGACCATTGGGGTAGCACCGACAGCGACAATCTCATGGATAAGATTCGTTACCTAGCTAACGGCTGTGGCTGTGGCTGGGTTGTACTTGACCATATCTCAATCGTGGTATCAGGCATGGATAACGGTGATGAACGCCGCATGATTGATAATACGATGACCAAGCTAAGAACCTTGGTTGAAGAGGTAAAGGTCGGGTTGATACTGGTATCTCACCTCAAGCGTCCAGAAGGTAAAGGACATGAGGAAGGTGCTAGAACTACCCTTGCCCAACTCAGAGGCTCGGCTGGTATTGCTCAACTCTCAGATGTTGTTCTGGGCTGTGAGCGTGACCAACAGGACAAAGAGATGGGTAATGTCACCGTTGTAAGGGTTCTGAAGAACCGTTGGACAGGTGAGACAGGTGTAGCCTCTATGCTGGAATACGATAAGTACACAGGCCGCATGAACGAACTAGCCGTAACCGACATTGACGATGAGGTTACATTTAAGGACAGCAGTAAAAATGAGGAGTTCTAATGCAAGAGCCGCAGAAAAACCTAATCAACGTCCAAGTCGATGTTGATGTACTACTACTCAAAGAGGGTATTCAGGTCACAATATATAGCAGTGCTGATGACGAAGAAGGCACGGACGTACTTATTTCGCTAGATGACCTAGTGAAGGAAGTAATTGAAAATGCCAGCCCAGATGAGAATGAAGCTATTGCCCACAATCTTATCGAAGCATCAAAGGATATTTTGTGTAACCTAACATAACCACTTTGGTAACTGTTACTCCAGTGAGAGGACGAATATGAGATTACTGTTTGATATAGAGACAGACGGTCTTTTGGACACCGTAACAAAAGTCCACTGCGTTGTAGCCCGTGATATCGACACTGATGAAGAGTATGTTTGGGTAGGTGACAAGATTAAAGACTGTTGGAACTTTCTCAATAAAGCAGACGTATTAATTGGTCACAATATTATGGGCTTTGATATCCCTGTTCTAGAAAAGATATTTCGTAGGCGGTTAACTCAGTTAACTCTCAGAGATACCTTGGTTATGACCAGAACTATCTGGCCTGACCGTAGAGATAAGGACTTCAAACTATTCCGTAGCGGTAAGCTACCACCAAAGATGATTGGCTCACATAGCCTAAAAGCTTGGGGTTATCGTATTGGTGAATATAAGGGTCAGTTTGGTGAGACTACTGATTGGGCAGAGTTTAGCGATGAGATGCTTCAGTACTGCCGTCAGGATGTTAAAGTAAACGTCAAGCTATTCAAGAGGATTGAGGCACTGAACTACAGTGAGGATGCCATTCAGCTTGAGCATGACATACACCAAATACTACTCACACAGGAATGGGACGGCTTCCCGTTTGATGAGCAAAAGGCACAGGAACTATTCATCGTTCTTAACGAGCGTAGACTAGCGATTGAAAGCCAACTGACAGAGCAACAGCCCCCTTGGATTGAGGAGACTGAGTTCATACCAAAGGTCAATAACAAGACCCGTGGTTATGTCAAAGGTGTGCCGTTTATCAAGAAGAAAGAGATACCTTTTAATCCAAACAGCCGTGAGCATATCGCAAGAATGCTCCAAGAAAATCATGGTTGGCAACCAAAGGTATTTACCGAAACGGGATTACCAAAAGTGGACGATAAAGTCCTGAGTGGCTTGGAGTACCCCGAAGCTGTTTTGTTATCTGAGTACCTTATGGTGCAGAAGCGGATATCACAGCTTGCAGAGGGTGAACAAGCTTGGATGAAACTAAGTAAAGATGGAGTAATACATGGTCGTGTTAACCATATGGGAGCGGTTACGAGCCGCTGTACACACCAAAATCCCAACTGCGCTCAAATCCCTTCGGTCACCGCTCCATACGGTGAAGAATGTCGTAGTCTATTCTACGCTCCTGACGGTTGGACTGTTATGGGTTGCGATGTGTCTGGTCTTGAACTTCGTATGCTTGGGCATTTTGTTGCTAAGTTCGATGATGGCGAATACGCTGACATCGTTATCAATGGAGATATCCATACAGCCAATCAGCAAGCCGCTGGGCTTCCCTCGCGTAACATGGCTAAGACCTTTATATATGGCTGGCTTTATGGAGCGGGTTCAGACAAAATCGGTAAGATTGTTGGAAAAGGCCGTAAAGAAGGTGAGGCTCTCAAGCGAGAGTTTCTAAAGAACTTCCCAGCTATTAACAACCTGAGAACTGCTGTCACCAAGGCGGCTAAACGTGGATACCTGATTGCTCTAGACAAGAGACAGATTCCTGTACGCCACGAACACGCATCACTTAACAGCCTACTGCAAGGAAGCGGAGCGATTATCTGCAAACGCTGGGTTGTTGAGTTCAACAAGTTACTAAAAGAAAAAGGCTACGTCAGAAACGAGGACTACCGTCAGGTGGCCTTTGTCCATGACGAAGTACAGATTCTTGTAAAACAAGAACTAGGAGATACTATTGGACAGCTATGTGTCGAAGCAATCAGACGAGCGGGAGAGTACTACAAACTCAGAGTCCCCCTCACAGGCGAATACAAACTCGGAAGAAATTGGGCTGAAACCCACTAAGGCAAACCGTAAGAAGTTTGACCTCGACTTGGCTTACGGGCAACTACATGAGGATGAGTTTCTAAACATCCTTAAAAACAAAAAAGTAGAGGTAAAGACAGAACGAGATATGTGGTCAAAGACAGGCAACATAGCGATTGAGTTTCAGTCCTATGGTAAGCCTAGTGGCATCAACGCTACTGAGTCAGACTATTGGGTTCAGAACCTAGCCATTGGTGATGATGTTTATTGCCGACTTCTCTTCTCTGTTGAGAACCTCAAGAAAATTGTGAACAACCTAGACTTTCATAAGGTGGTTAACGGTGGTGATAACTACGCTTCCCGTATGTACCTACTGAACCTGTCTAAGCTGTTCTCTACCGATACACTAAAGTTGTATCGTAACTTATCCACTTAGGTACGAGGTACAGTATGACAACACTTTTAGTCGATGGTGATATTGTGGCTTATCAGGCCGCAACCGCCAAAGAACACTCAGTAGATTGGGGTAACGGTTTATGGACGCTTCATTCTTTTGCTGATGAAGTATACGACTATGCGGCTTCCATGATTGACCGCTTAGTAACTGAGGCTGGATGCTCAAAGGCTCTCGTTCTTCTTACCGATGGAACTGTGTTCCGCAAGGAGATTGACCCAGAGTACAAGGCAAACCGCATAGGTAAGCGGAAGCCTGTCTGCCTACCCCAAGTTCGCAAGATGATGGTCGATAGTATGAAGACCAAGACCACTGAAGGTCTAGAAGCTGATGACCTCATAGGTATCTTTGCAACCAAGTCACCAGATGAATACATCGTCTGGTCACCAGATAAAGACTTGAGACAGATAGCTGGCTCTCACCTCATAGATGGCGAAGTTATAACCATCACACAGGAACAGGGAGAGCGTAGTTTCTGGATGCAAGTTCTCACTGGCGATACCGCTGACAACTACAAAGGCTGTATCGGCGTTGGCCCTGTCAAAGCAGAGAAGATTCTAGATGCAGATGATGGGCTGACTACTTGGCAGAAGGTTGTCAAAGCCTACGAGAAGGCTGGTCAGACAGAAGAGGATGCCATCGTGACAGCGCGGCTGGCTCATATCCTAACTTATCAAACCAAAGACATTGTATGGAGTCCACCGAATGACTGATTACGGACGGATAATGCGTGAGATAGAAGCGGAGAAAATGGACGATGTGGTCAACAACCCGAAACACTACAACCAAACAGGTGTGGAGTGCATTGACGCAATCAAGGCGCAGACAGGCGATGGGTACGAATACTACCTACAAGGAAATATCGCAAAGTACCTCTGGAGATACAGATACAAAAACGGTGTCGAAGACCTCAAAAAAGCACAGTGGTACTTAAACAAACTCATAGAGGTGAAGAATGGTTGACTTCAATACATACCAAGAAAAGGCACACCAAACTGCGGTCTATCCCCCAGAGATGGGGATGGCCTACTGCGTTACTGGCCTCTGCGCTGAGACAGGAGAGGTCGCTGACAAGGTGGCTAAATACTACCGTGGTGACGGTGAATTAAATGAGGAAGGACTAAAGAAAGAACTAGGTGATGTTCTGTGGTTCATAGCTGAACTCTCTACGCACCTTGGTTTTACCCTTCAAGATGTAGCGGAATTAAACCTACAGAAATTAGCAGATAGACAACAACGTAATGCCCTAAAGGGCGAAGGGGATAACCGATAGATGGACTCATATCAACAGTATATAGCAATATCAAAATACGCCAGATTCATAGAAGAAGAAGGCCGCAGAGAAACGTGGGATGAAAGCGTAGACCGCTACATTAACTACTTCTCTGAGAAGTTTCCTGTGGCGGCTGGGGAACTAAGTAAAGCCGCAAAGATGATTAAAGACCTTGGTGTAGTACCCTCAATGAGGGCTATTATGACTGCTGGCCCTGCTTTGGATAGAGATAATATTGCGGGATACAATTGCTCTTATCTTGCCATTGATGACCCCAAAGCTTTTGATGAAGCCCTTTATGTCCTCATGTGTGGGACGGGGGTTGGCTACTCTGTTGAGAGAAAGTTTGTCGAGAAGTTACCAGACGTTCCTGAACTGCATGACACTGATGAGGTATTCAAAGTAGAAGACAGTAAGATTGGTTGGGCAAAGGGTATGAGAAAGCTTGTGTCACGCCTGTATGCTGGTGAGATTCCTCAGTGGGACTTATCAGGCATCCGCCCTGCTGGTGCAAGGCTCAAAGTGTTTGGTGGTCGGGCATCTGGCCCAGACCCACTGGAGAACCTGTTTAGGTTTACCGTAGGTGTATTTAAGAAAGCCGCAGGGCGTAAGCTAACAAGCCTTGAAGC